TGGCAAGGCGTTCGGCGCGGCGATTGCGGCGGCCCACGTCGAGCCGCTCGGCTATACCGCCTTCTGCGATGCCTATGAGGGAGCGCTGATGAACCATTGCAAGGCGGTGCTGGGCTATGTCACTGGCAACGCTGGGCAGGTGATGTTGCGCGCCGCCAACCTGCAGGCGGCTGGCAAGGCAATCCCGACGCGCGCCGCCGTGCTGAAGAAAAGCGGAGCCGAAAAGCCCCTGAGCGACACTGCGTACCTCGAATTGCTTCGCGAGGCGCAACGCAAGGCCGGGCTCTCTGTCATCAAGGCCGGGAGTGGCGGGGACAACCGTACCGACGCGCAGAAGGCGGAGGCCGCCGCTAAGGCCGCTGCAGTGGCTGCAGAGGCCGCCGCGAAGGCACCGGCACCGATTGCACCTCCCGCCGCTCCCGTAGCGCCTCAGGTGGCTGGCAAGCCCGCTAGCGCCGATGCCGCGCCGCCGGTGCCGCCCGCCATTGACACCAAGAAGGCGCGGGAGGATGCCGCCGCGATGCTGATGGGGAACGCGAAAAACGGGGACCTGTTGCTCCGGGCGCTTACCTCCCGCAAGGCGGCGCTGATTGCATGGCTGCAGGAAAAGCCCAAGGCATAGCGCTTCCCTCACCTGATACCTCACCCGCCATGGCTTCGGCCATGGCGGGTTTTTTTGTGCCTAGCGTCTAGGGCATTTGATTAAAAACCAAATGATATCAAAGGGATAGCAGGTGCCCGCCCGGACATGGCCAGCGCGACCGGCGAAGGCGCTAGGGGACTAGGGCAGGGGGGTGGGGGGAGGGGTATGGGACCATGGCCCCGGCCCACGCAGAGACATACCCCAGCCGCTTAATGCACGCACCATTTTCAAACCGACTGTAACCATGGTGACACTTGACCGCTACACACTGACACACTACGCCGGTCCCATGGCCAACTGGCGCGTCGTTCCGGGTCTTCCCCTCCTTGTTTCCGACGAGGGCGAGGTGTGCTCGGGGGTGAAGATGTTCGCCTTTCCGCTCCGGGCGGACCCCAACATAAAGGGGTATCTGCGTGTCAGGGTGGTCATCGACGGCGTGCGTTATCGCTACTTCGTCCACCACCTCGTGCTACGTGCGTTCGTCGGGCCCCGGCTGCCGGGTATGGAAACTAACCACGACGACTTCGACAAGACCAACAACCGGCTGTCGAACCTCGCCTACGTGACGCAGAAGGAAAACTCCGACCACTATCTGGCCACGTTGTAGATCAGCAGGGCTGCCCCGAGCACCACCAAGGCTATCCACCCCCAAACCAAAATCGGGTCAGGACCCGTATCCATATCATCACGCATGTCAGTGTGTCCTATATCGCCAGAAACTCAGTACTTCTACCGAGGCCGCCTGACCCCTATCCGTCTGCCTCATGTGGTGGTAAACCACTGCCATGGCGTCAACCCCAGTCCGCCCGCCATTCACGCCCCCCGGTCGTACCAATGACCCGGCCAATCGTGAGCGTGGCCTGTCCCCTACGGGACTTCCAATCGAAGTCCCTGCCGCGATCACTCCCCGCTCCACCGTCGTCATCAGCAATGGGCTGGTGACTGCGAAATCCCTAGGTGCAACTCTAGCAGAGGAGGCCCGCCGTGCCGCCCAGCTTCGACAGACCCAGCCGTTCATCTCCAGCCTTGCCGCGCACGTCCGATCTGCTTTCACAGCCGCCTACTCAGCCCGATCAAGCCAAGGCATTGACGACCGGATGGCCTCGGCCCTCTTGGCTCGACGAGGGGTATACTCCCAGAGCAAGCTCTCCGAGATCAGAAAGATGGGCGGCTCTGAAGTCTACATGAACCTGACCAGTGTCAAATGCCGTGCCGCCTCCAGCTGGCTGCGCGACATCCTCTTGGCCACTGGCGTCGACCGACCTTGGACCTTGGCCCCGTCGCCCGTTCCGGATGTCCCCCCGGAGGCCGACGAGCAGGCGATAGTTCAGGCCGCCGGGGTGATCCGCGACGCCATGATCGCGGGCACCCCGCTTAACCCCGATCAGGAGCAGTCCCTGATCAAGACCCTCCGCGAACTGAAGGACGCGAGGGTCAAGGCGTTCGCCCGCGATGCCGCTGGCAAGATGGCCGACAAGATGGAGGACCAGCTACTCGACGGCGGCTGGCTGGAGGCGGTTGCCGCCTTCATCGACGACATCACCATCTACCCCGCCGCGATCCTCAAGGGACCGGTACTCCGAAGAAAACCGAAGCTGACCTACAAGCCGCAGCAGTTGCCCGCCGTTGCCGCCAACGACATCGGCTCCCCGTCCGGCCCCGCCCAAGCCAGCCAAGCGACCTCCTCCGGTCCCACCCCCGGCGCTCCCACGGTTGAAGTTCAACTCGTGGTCGAGTTCGAGCGCTGCGACCCGGCTCTGATCTGGCCCAGTCCCGGCAGCAAAAACCCCAACGACGGCTACATCATCGAGAAGCATAGGCTGTCCCGCCGCCACCTCACTGAACTGCTCGACGTCCCCGGCTACGACAACGGCGCGATCAAGCTGGTGCTGGAGGATCATGGGCGCGGAGGTCTCGCCGACTGGACCAGCTACGCCGCCAGCCCGATAGCCAGCGCCAAGGGGCTGCCCGGCGTCGCCACCGGCACCCACGGCGGGCGGGAGGGCAACGCCCCTGCCGATACCCGGATCGACGCGCTACAGTTTTTTGGGGCGGTGTCGGGGCAGATGCTTCGCGATTTCGGCCTGTCCGAAGGTGAGGTCCCGGACGTAGCCAAGGAGTACGAGGCGGAGGTCTGGATCATCGGGACATATGTGATCAAGGCGGTGCTCAACGGCGACCCACTCTATCGCCGCCCCTACTATCGGGCTTCGTACGAGGACGTGCCGGACAGCTTCTGGGGACGTTCGGTCCATGACTTGGTTGCACCCTCCCAGTCAATCACCAATGCCCTCGCTCGGGCAGTCGTCAACAACGCCTCCATAGCATCCGGGCCGCAGGTCGTCATCAACACTGACCGCTTGGCCAGCGGCGAGAACATCACCAGCCTGATCCCGTGGCGCATCTGGCAGGTCACCACCGACCCGTTCGGGACCAACCAGAAGCCGATGGAGTTCTTCCAGCCGGACAGCCGGGTCAACGAACTGATGCGGGTGTTCGAGTTCTTCTCCAACCTCGCCGACGAGTACTCGGGCCTGCCGAAATACCTCGTCGGCGATGCAGGCGGGGCCGGTCGCACGGCGAGCGGCCTCTCCATGCTGATGAACAACGCCAGCCGGGTGATCAAGCAGGTGGTCGCGGGGATCGACAGCAACGTACTGGGCCCCCTGCTTGAGAGGCTCTACCAGTACAACATGCGCTATGCACTCGACCCCGCGCTAAAGGGCGACGTGCAGGTGATCGCCCGTGGAGCCTCGTCACTGGTCGCCAAGGAGAGCGCCCAGCTTCGCCGCACCGAGTTCCTCGCCGCCACCGCCAACCCGGTCGACATGCAGATCGTCGGGGTCGAGGGTCGCGCAGCCCTGCTGCGCGAGAGCGCCAAGGCGCTCGACATCGACACCGACAGCGTCGTGCCCCCCTTGGACGTTATCCGCATGCGGTTGGCGCAGGACGCGATGGCGGCGCAGGCCACCGGCCAGATGGCTCCGCAGGCGGGACCGGTGCCGCCTACTCCGGTCAGTCCCGGCGGGCCCAGCCCGTCAGGCCAGAGCCTGATGGGCAGCGAGGCTCCGATCACGGACAACTTCTCGCCGCCGAGGCAGTGACATGAGCACCGAGAAAGCCGTCGCGCTAGCCATGCTGATCGCCGGGGTCGTCATCCTCCTCGGCATCGTCCTGTGGCTGATCGGGTAATGGCGACCGCTCCCCAGCCGCCGCCGATACCCAAGACTACCGGCATCAACTACACGCCGGTTGGTTCACTCGAACCCTACCTGCTGTCGCGCAAGTTCGTCGATCTCCAAGTCGGGCCTCTTGGCTCCGGCAAGACCTTGGCGTCACTGATGAAGGTCCCGCTGCTGGCCTCGTTGGTGACGCCATCCGTGCACGGCGTGCGGCAGGCTCGCTGCGCTATCGTTCGGAACACCGCCGCGATGCTCGCGGATGCGACCATCCCCGACTGGCTGCGGCAGTTCCCGGATGGAACAGCAGGGACTTGGTGGAGAACCGAGAAACGGTTCGAGCTTAACTACATGGGGCAGGACGGGATACCGGTCGAGGTCGCAGTCCTGTTTCGCGGGCTGGACGATGCCGCCGACGTTCGCCGCCTGTTGTCCCTGCAGCTGTCGTTCGCCTTCATGGACGAGTTCAGGGAGATCGACCGCTCGGTGTTTGAAGCCCTGCAGGGACGCGTTGGCCGCTACCCCGACGCGATGCTGGTGCCGCACCGCCCCGAGTGGGGAGTGAACGTGCGCGGCGAGCCGATCAGCGGATGTGTCGACGAACTTGGCCGGGAACTCGGGCAGGTGTTCGGCTCGACCAACCCGCCCGACGAGGGCTCCTACTGGGAGGGAATACTGAGCGAGCCGCCCGGCAACATGGACGTGTTCATCCAGCCGTCGGGTCTCAGCCCCGAGGCGGACTGGAGGCAGTACCTCCCGGCCAACTACTACGAGAACCTGATGGAGGGTAAGTCTCAGGAGTGGATCGATATCTACATCCACAACAAGTTCGGTCGCACCCTCTCCGGCAAGCCGGTATGGCCCGGCTTCCGGCGCGACTTCCACGTAGCAAAGTCGACGACAGAGGTTATCCGCGACCCGGCCTATCCGCTGATCATCGGCGTTGACGCAGGACTGACACCGGCATGCACCATCAACCAGCTACACCCCGGCCATCGCCTCATCACCCATGCAGAGATCACCACTCGGGACAGCGGCGCACTGCGCATGATCAACGAACACCTCCGCCCGCTGCTGGCGACGCCGAGGTTCAACGGCTGCCCGGTGATCGTGATCACCGATCCGGCGGCGATGAAGCGAGCGGAGACTGACGAGCGGTCGGTGGTCGACATCTTCATCGCTGCTGGCTACCGCACCCGCCCTGCGTTCACCAACGCCATCGTCGGGCGGGTGTCGGCGGTCGACTATTTCCTCGCCCGGCAGGTCGACCAGAAGGCGGCGCTGCTGATCGACCCCAGCTGCGTGGTGCTAATCGCCGGGCTGGCCGGGCGCTATCGCTACAAGATCAACAAGATTGGCGAGACCAGCGTGCTGCCCGAGAAGAACCAGTGGAGCCACGTCTGCGAGGCGCTGCAGTACGCAGCCGTCAACGCTTCGGGCGGGGCGGTGTTCGGGTCTAAGGCGCAGGTCGCGGCGAAGCCAGTGGAACTGGCCTCCGCTGCTGGCTGGACCTAGCGGTCTTCGGCCACCGAGGCTGCTGCCACCAGCATGTCGTAGATGGCTTGGGGCGTGCCGGACACGTCGAACGCGCCGCCAGTCGTGATCACCGTCACCGTGCCGCTGTCCAGCGGGTAGATGCCGATCACCGAGCGCACATCGATGAAGGCATACTCACCGTCCCTGAGTTCGATGGGGGTCAGGTCGAGCAGCGGCGATGCAACGGGGGGCTCCTCCGCCAGCGGCGGGGCGGGCTCGCCGCCACCCAAGGGAGGTCCGCCACCACTCTCAGCGCGTGTGTCTTTGCCCATGATCATTCTTCCTTTCCGAGTACTATTTCGTCAAACGCCGGATATGCGTGTGCGGGTACTACCTTCATGTCAATCATGGGCGGAATAGACTGGGGTTGCTGCCCTAGGTTAATAGAAATTGTGAACTTCGGTTCGACCGTGCCGTCCCCGGCCTGCGGCCCCTGCCTGACGCCAGCGATGGAGAATATCTCCGCCGCCATCTTGAGTACCTCGGCAGGCGCGGTCTCGTTGGCGGTCAGCTTGCGGTACATGACCATCAGCGCGTCTGGGGATATCTTGAGGGCGAGGCCGCGAACCAGTTCGCGGGCCTGACGCGGGTCGTCGGAGCATAGCTGGGTGAACGCCTGATCGTCGAGACTATCGAGCGTCACCATCGGGTCCGCCGGACCCAATGCTCCGGGGCCCATCGGGGCGACCCGGAAGGCTACTTCGTCTTCTTCGATTTTCCGGCCTGCCTCAATGCTGCGGCGACTGCCTGCTTCTGGGGATGGCCAGCCTTGACCATCTCCTTGATGTTGTCGCCGACGGTCTTGTTCGACTTGCCCTTTTTCAACGGCATGTCAGCCTCCTACGCGCGAACCCTGCCGTCCAGTATCGCACTGTCGATGGCGTTCTGTATAGCCTCCTGCTCGCCCTCGCGACCCCTGTAGGTCCCGCGCAGGATGTCGTTGGTGAAGTTGCGGATGTCGGCTGCGGTCCAAATCTGGTCGGCAGTGCCGCCCTGCGGGACACCGCCGCCACTTCCCGAGCCCGGCGATATCTGGGTCTCCAGTCCGGCTGGGACAGCGCCGTTGCCGGGCTGCGGTTGGGGAGCGGGCGGCGTCGGAGCAGGCTGACGGGGGGTAATGCCAGCCTGCTCCTTGTAGGAATTGAACAGCGTTGCGGTACGGTCCGGATCGCGTGCCTCGAACGCAGTGTTGAGGAACGCCTGCCGGGGTACTCCGGCCATCGGGTCCATCTCGCCCAGCCAATTCAAAAACCCCTGATCGACATTGATCGTCTCGTAGTCGGGCACCAGTTCCCTCAATCGTGTGAGGTAACGGTCGACCTGTACCTGTCCGGTGGTGGCCCCGACCTGTTCGACCTGCTGCCGGAGGGTTGCGTTCTCCTCCCGTAATCCGGCGGTCATGCCGCTTGCCACCACCGTGGCTTGGCGGCGGATGAAGTCCGCCAGTTCCGGGCCGAAGTTCTCGATGTCCTCGTCGGTGACCAGCGGTGCCTCGGG